ATCTTACCATAATAGATGTCTTCAGAAACATCAAACTCTTCTGAAAGATCAATGATACCATCCTTATTAAAAACATCTCCAATATCTGGAGCCCCATAATAAACAGGAATGGTTCCTGTTGCAAAACAATCTAAAAGTTTCTCAGTGAAGTAAGTTTCATATGATGCATTCTCAATTGCAATAGAGAACATATAGTCACACAGGCCCTCTTCCTTCTTGGCAATTTCAGTAGGAAATCCTCTACCAAAGAAATCAACCTGATCCTTAAATCGTTCTACCCATTCAAGACGCTTTCGATGACCAGCACACATATTTTTATTTGATGCGATCATAGAGATCATCTTACTCTTCTCATAGATCTTAGGTTCTTTGATCCATGTACCTTGAGCAGGAACCCACTTAAATTTTTCTGGGTCAATATCAATCAGTTCTTGATTGTGTGTAAAGATAAGATCAAATGATTCAACCATTTGTTGCCAACCACCACCTTTCACAAAGTCTGTGATTTGTGGAAGGATAGCAGCAGATTCAAGGATCCATGCATACTTAGGACCTGGCATATCATCCTGAAGGCCAAGTCCAATAGCAGCATCCACATAGAATGTACCTTCACCACCTTGATCAACCCATTCAGTAAATTTAGATTCTTTTCCTGCTACTGAACATCTGGGAGCATCAATGTAATTGAATGTATTCCCTACAAGATTAAACTTATGCCTTTGCATTGATTTGCTCCGCGATCCATGTATAAGTCTTACGAATGCCTTCTTCAAGTGTCTGAGAATAATCCCATCCCAGTTTTTCGCGAATCAAATCATTATTAGAGTTGCGTCCACGAACACCAAGAGGTCCATCAATATGAATCTTCTGAACATCTTTACCAGAAACTTTAGCAGCAGTTTCTACCAGTTGATTGATAGTAACCATCTCCTCAGAACCAATGTTCACTGGACCCATAAACTCACTATCCATCAACCTTCTAGTTGCTTCAATACATTCGTCAATGTACAGGAAGGAACGAGTTTGTAGACCGTCTCCCCACACCTCAATTGCTCCACCCGACTCTGGGAGGTAAGCGACCTTACGGCAGATTGCAGCTGGTGCTTTCTCTCTTCCACCTTCCCAGGTTCCCTCTGGTCCGAAGATATTGTGGTAGCGAGCAATCCTAACAGGAATGCCATGATTCCGATTATAAGCGAGATACAACCGCTCACTGAAGAGTTTCTCCCAACCGTACTCGGAGTCTGGGTTGGCGGGGTATGCTGATTCTTCACGGCAATCAGGGTTATCAGGGTCAAGTTGATTGTGCTCTGGATACATGCAGGCAGAACCAGAATAGAAAATCTTAGTCTTGTTTACTTCCTTTAGTTCATTCAGCTTACGCTGCTCATCAAGGACATTCAGATTGATGGTAACAGAATTGTGCATGATGTCTGCATCGTTCTCACCAGTGAAGACGAAACCAGCACCACCCATGTCAGCAGCAAACTGATAGATCTCATCAAAAGGTTCTGCAAACTTATCTGCAATGTCTTGATAAAAGTTACCAAGTTGTCCAGTAAAACGAATGCATCGACGAACAAAATCTACGTCACGAAGATCACCTGAGACAAACTCATTTGCTTCTGACTTAGAAAACTCAGTATGCTTTAGATCAACTCCACGAACCCAATACCCTTCTTCGCGAAGTCGCTTTACCATATGACTTCCAATAAAGCCACCTGCACCAAGCACCAGTGCAGTCTTCTTATATTCACTCATGATCAATTACTCTCAATATACAGATTGACAACCTCTTCTATGTATTCAAGCATAGAATCAGTAATAACAGGAGAACATCCAACGAAGAATACGTTATCAAGAACTCTCATTGCATTAGGATAATCAAATGCAGATTCAAGATGTCGATATGCAGGATGAATCAAAAGATTTCCTGCGAAATAATTTCTTGTCTGAATCTTTCTATCCTCAAGGAACTTAACAAGTTCAGGTTTACCTCCTTCATAAATGATAGGAACACCAAACCAACTTGTCTCAGCATCTGGATGTTCTTTGACAACACGAACTCCAGGGATTCGTTCAAAGATTTCATGAAGACGATCTTTGTTTGAACGACGCTTTGCATGAATCTCATCAAACTTCTTGAGTTGGATAGATCCAATAGATCCTAGCATATCAATGGGTTTTAGGTTGTACCCAATTTGCCCAAAGACATACTTGTGGTCAACGATCTTATCATAACCAGTGAGCCACTTATCAAATCGCTTACCACAAGTTCCACAACTCAGAAGGTTCTGAGAACCTACACAATAGCAGTCTCTTCCCCACCATGCAAAACTACGTGCAAGGTCAACAATCTCTTTGACGTTAGAAGAAACCATACCACCTTCAATGGTGGTAATGTGGTGTGCAGGATAGAAAGAACAAGATGCAGCAATAGCATGATCTGTTAGATAATGTCCTTTCCACTTACTACCAAGACTATCACAGTTGTCTGCAATCAGTTCTAATCCAAACTCATCACAGATGTCAAGAATGGCATCATAGTCATATGGATTAGCAAGGACTGGTGAAGAAAATAGTGCTTTGGTTCTTGGAGTAATTTTCTTGCGAATTGATTCTAGATCCCAATTGAGATCAGAATAATCAATATCAACAAAGACTGGTTTCAATCCATTCTGAAGGATTGGATTTAGAGTTGTTGGAAAACCACAAACAGATACAATAATCTCATCACCATCAACCCAGCCAAAGTATTTCTTAAGTGCTGCAATCATTACCAGGTTCGCAGAAGAACCTGAGTTGACCATGACTGAGTGTCCAAAATTGAACTTCTTAGAAAACTCCCTTTCAAATTTGTTTACGTTCTCTCCAGAGGAAAGCCACTTTCCAGTAAGGAAAGTCTTCATTGCAGACTCAACTTCTTGATTATCCCAGTAAGGACCAGAATAAAAGATATTGCTTTCTCCCTTTACATAGTCATTGTTGTAAAGGTATGGGAAAAAGTTATCCTCAGTTTCAAAAAGATTATCAATAAATTCTTTGATTTGTTCTTTCATTTTATTCTACAATGTATGAAAAATTTTCTTTTAAGCAACCTTGCCAAGCTAGTTGGAATACTCGTTCAAACCAATGTGCTTCAATAGGATTATTGTTGTAGTCAGTATAGTCCATAATCTTCTTGTAGAAGTTCTTACTATACTTCAGTATACAGTTTTTGGGAACAGCATAGTTTGCTCCTGGAGCAAAACTAAGAAACTTTGGAATTTCCTCAACCTCAAACAAATCATGGATGAATTCTCTAAGACTGGAAATTCTAGGATAGACTTTCATCTTTTTGATTTCATCTGCCTTTTCTCTCTCAATCCTATCCTCCCATTCCATGGGCTGAGCAAACCAATTGTCGTTGACCATATTGGCAAAATAAGATTCGCATAGAGTTCCTCCATCAATTGGAACAAACCAATTGGATTGAAGTGCGTATATAAACCTTTCTTCTGTAGTGTATTTCTTTTGTAGTAGATTTCCTTTGACATGAATCATCATGTCAGGAAGGTTATCATAGTGATCTACAATGTATCTACCAATATCGTATGGATTAGATCCAACATTGGGCGATGGAATAACTTTACCAAGATGATCTATTTTTGATTTACCTTCAAAATCATCTGGAGTTCTATCATAGATTACTGTATTACTAGGAGAAAACCCATAATCATAAGTCATCTTTAGCCATTCCAAATCATGGTTGGCATGATTACTCACTACAAGCGTTTTGGTCAACATCAACTCAATATACTTTTGTTCATTCTATCATATGACAAAGAGTTTGTAAACCTTGGTAGAAACTCATGTCACATGAAAAACCAAGTGTTTGCAACTTCTCAATATTTAGTGTCATATTCTTGACCTGAATATGCTTTTGATTATCAGGCATTGGTACGTCAATCAGTTCACTTTGACTTCCAAGTATATCCCTAGCAGTTGTAATGATAGATCTAAACGTCTGTGATGTTCCAGAAGCAATATTATAGATCTGATTCAACTCACCTTTCTTAAGAACTAAATCAATAGCCTTACATACATCATTTACTGACATGTAATCTTTGAGGTAATCTCCACCATCAAATAGTTTAATTGGATGATTCTTTTTGAGTAGACTAATCATATATCCAAGAACGTTCTTTCCTGGAGTAACTGTTTTATCTAATCCATATACATTGCCAATTCTAATGATCCTATATTTGATACCAAAAGTTTGGCAATAAGAAATCAATAATTGCTCTGCTGTTCTTTTTGTAATTGAATAGAACCCTGTTGGATTACAGCAATCAGTTTCTTTTGCATCGATAACATCATTACCATATACAAAGCCAGAACTCACAAAGTTGAATACTACATCGCGATCCTTACACTTTGATAGAACATCAACAAATAAACTTAGATTAGTGTCAATGTCAACATGGAGATCTTTGAATACATTTTGATTTGTTGTCGTACTAATAAAATACAACACATCCTTGGAATCAAAGTTTCTATCTTCTCTAGGAATCTTGACAATTCTATCTGGAAATAACTCACAGAAAGTATTACCAATATATCCAGTGGATCCAAAGACAGATAAGTTACTCATAGTTCACTTCTCTTTTCAATAAAACTTAGAACTTCATTATCATCTTGTTGCTCTTCAGATGGTGCAAACAGAGCTCTGTATCTTTCTTCAGTTTCCTCTTCAGGATCATCAAGATAGTACATTGCAATAGTTTTTCTGAACCTGTCTTCAGGACAGTTTATTGGGGTAGGAAGTCCATGCCAATATGGAGCAACAGTATCAAAGACAACAGCACGATTGAACAAACATTCAATCTCTACAACTTTATCTTTTGGTTTGTTGTTTTCTGGATCATTAGACCAGAGTTCTAAAGCTCCACCCCATTCAGGATTCCAATCTTGAGAAAGAAAGATAATCAGATTAAGTCGTCTTCTTAGTTTCAGTTTTGGATGAATGGAGTAGTCCTTATGCAGATTAAGTTTACCACCTTTCTTATGGATATGATACCCACCACCGTGCAGTCCGTAATCTGGATACAGTTTCTCTATACCCATCAACTCCTGCATACAACTAGTAAATGATGGAGTGCAGCAATGGAAAAAAGTCTGGTAACTTACAGGACCAAACTTAGACCATGAAGGTGTTAGTTTTTTATTCTCTACTGGGTTATCATAATTTACCCAAAAGTCAGAATAATAATCTGGAAATTCGTTAGATATTTTCTTTGCAGTTTCTTCATCCAGAAAATTATCTATTACTTTGTAAAAGCTACTCATATGGATAATCTACTAGTTGTGTACCACCGTCATTGGAATATTGTCTTACTTCGTGACCAAAGAAGTATGGAGGTTTATCATATGCCACAAAGTGAACTTCGTCTAAAAGTCCTTTATCTCTGACAGAAGAATACCATACATGTTCTAGATTTGGTAAGGAATCATATCTAGGGAGTTCATCAAAAGATAAAGTCTCATGAAAAAAGTCAACATCAAAGAAGCAGAGATGAACTCCTAATGTAGTATCATTTCCCCACTTACCAGTAATTAATCTTTTACCAGTATCTTTTGCTTTTTGAATTACGTCAGTAAAATCAAAGTCTGGTTGATTATCATAACAGACTTTAAGAACATACTTAATTCTCTTTGGTAGGAGTTTCAATGCATTATGTATAGAAGTAAGTTCAGCCACACTATGAGGTCTATTCCTTTCAGGGATTCCATCCACAGAAAAACTATTGTCACAGTCATAAACAAACAAATGACAATAGTTTTGAGTTTCTATATCGATAGTAGAATGCGATGCTAGAACAACAAAATGTCCTGCCTCATACAAAGACTTACATAGAGTCTTTGTCATCAACCTTTTTTGATTTTCTCCCTCAATAGTATTGGACCCACAATATGCAGGAACAATAACTGCAGTATCACTATTCATACTTATCACATTCAATAAATGATTTTCCGTATTTATCTTTCTCTGAAAGGATAGGTGGTTCAAGGATATGCCAGTTTATATCTAATGAGTTCCACAGAAGAGTTCTATCATGTTTGGGATAATAATAATCTGTAGTCTTATATGTGATATGTGCCACTTCACTTAGAGTATAGAATCCATGAGCAAATCCAGGAGGAACCCACAGTTGAAGTTCTGGTCTGTTCAGTTCAACACCATACCACTCACCAAAAGTATCAGATGATTCTCTCAGATCAACAATCACATCATAAACAGTTCCCCCAATACAACGCACAAGTTTTCCTTGAGGGTGTTTAATCTGATAGTGAAGGCCCCTCAGAACACCTCTCTGAGACATAGAGTGATTGTCCTGAACAAAATCATATCCAAGATCAAACTTCTTTTCATTAAAGGATTCCATAAAGAATCCCCTACTGTCAATATACTTATCGACTTCAATCAGAAGTGCATCTTTCAATCCAATGTCAATAATTTTCATACCATTCAATCGTTTGTGCGAGACCATCATCTAGGTTAAATCTAGGTTTCCAATTCAGTTCATTGGAAATTTTTTCAATACTAGTCGAATACCTCCTGTCATGACCAGGACGATCTTGTACATATTCTATCAAAGATTCATCTTTACCAAGTAAATTGATAATCTTTTTGACAAGATCTATATTCTTTACTTCACACTCACCACCAATATTATACTTTTCTCCAACCTTACCCTTGTTTAGAACTTCAATCAGAGCCCCACAATGGTCAGTAACAAACAACCAATCTCTAACTTGCTGACCATCTCCATAGACAGGAACCTTTTTGTTCTGAATTAGATTCAGAATCGTTTGAGGAATCAACTTCTCCTTATATTGTCTAGGACCATAATTGTTTGAGCAGTTAGTAATAACTGTAGGAAGACCATAAGTATGATGAAAAGCATTCACAAAGTGATCACTAGATGCCTTTGATGCAGAGTATGGATTTCTTGGGTTATAGATTGTTTCCTCAGTAAATGATCCATCATCAATAGAACCATAAACTTCATCAGTTGAGATATGTAAGAACTTCTCTACTTCAAACTTCAGTGCTTGCTGAAGTAGATTAACTGTACCAAGAACATTTGTGTATACAAATGGACGACAATCCTTAATAGAATTATCAACATGGCTCTCTGCTGCAAGGTGCATTACATACCTTGGAGCAAATTTCATAAAGGCAGATGTTACAAATCCCTCATCACAAATATCACCCTCATAGAATTCAATACTAGAGTTCTTAGGTATGTTATTAATATCTCCTGCATAAGTTAGATTGTCCAAGCAGACAACATGTCCATATTGTTCAGACAAAGTGTGCAGAAGATTACTTCCAATAAAACCTGCACCACCAGTTACTAAGATTGTCATTTTTGATCGTACTTCTCCAATAGTTGTGGTGAATATTGTGCAGGTTCTCTAACCTCAGGGCCTTCTTTAAGTTTATCTCTCTTCAGTTTCTCTAGAGCATAAACTCTGTTACGAAGTTCAGTAGAAGAGTATTTGTGTTGTCTCTTGTGATAATGAATTTCAATATCATTATCGATGCAGTACTGTCTACCTGTAAAGTCTCTATCCTTATACTCTTCACTCAAGAATCTAATGTCAATCTTTTGTGTCTTGATCATATTCAGAAGATCTTCTTCTGTCTCATAAACAAGAATCTCATCAACGTACTTACATCCCTGTACTTGTACGTATCTCTCATAAACACTTTGTGTAGGTTTATTTTTGATACCAGGTCTATCAATGGTTGGATCAACTTGCAAGGCTACAATCAACCAGTCACATAAATCTTTTTCCATCTTGAGCATGGTCACATGCCCTGCATGAAATAAATCAAATGAACTACAGTTAAAACCAATTTTCATTTTTATTATTACACTCGTCACTATTATACAAAAAAAGGACGGTTTATGCAACCGTCCTCTTATAGGTCTTTCATGCACGCCACTTGCTCTTTTACCGGAAGCAAGAAACCTCAAGTCCAGAGTTTATTGACTTTCTTTTCAAGTGCAATAAACCTTGCATCAACTTCTTGTTGTGCTTTATCGGCTGCTTCAAGTGCGTCAAGTCTTGCCTCAAGTTTTTTGAGTCTAGCTTCTACTTCAACATCATATTTTGACATTGATGCACCACTAGCAGATTTTGCTGCTCTTCCTTGTGTTGCCATTTTTATAATTTAAATAACTATGTTTTATTTAGTTTTTAGAGGGTCTAATGACTCCACCAGTTCTGTTATAGTCCATCCGTGACTGAGGGGGGTATCCCGACCAGTTCTGTTATAGTCCATCCGTGACTTGGGGAGCTAGTTTAACGACTTACCGAGTCTTTGATGTAGCAGGGTTTACCTGTCAACCACTTAGGATACTCTTGATCTTCCATTGCTAGAAGACATTGCATCTGGTTGTCGAACAGGTAAACATCAAACCACTTTCGATTGTAGTAGTCTTGCTCCTGCAACCGATAATCAGGCATTCCATTTTCTAGAGTACCTTTTTCAACAAAACGAAAGGGACCTTGCGTATGAAGAACTTTCACGCTACCTCCACGGTTTCAAGATCGATAGCGACTTGTTCCATCAGAATATCATAGTCATCAAGAGGATCACCAGAAAAAACAACACCTTCGTTTTCATAATAGCGACGAACCTTTTTGAAAAGTTTCGGATTCTTTACATCCAGGAAGAAGTCACCATTTGCTGCACCACGAAGGGTTTGAACGTCTTTCTTGAATTTTGCTGTGAGAGTCATTGTTTTGATTGTTGACCTGACTATTATAGAGGTTTGACTCCGAAGAGTCAAGTGCTGGTTGCGTGGATCGAACACGCCTATGTCGTCTTATGAGGACGCTCCTTTCACCAGATAGGTAAACCAGCAAGGTAGAAGTGGGTGGATTCGAACCACCTCAAAGCCGCTAATCTGGCGGAAAAGGTTT